CGGTCAAGATGTCATGAGCCACGCCGTCAAGGTGGCTGAGGCTCGTATGGATGGCGTTGCAAACCGTGCCGACGCTATTCGTATGGCACAGTTTCACAACCAAGAAGCCATGAATGCTAGCAACGCTCGTAATAAGGCGTTCGCAGAGGGCAAAGACGGTAAGGGTGAGGAACTAGACAATCTTACCCAAGCCCACCTTCGGGCTGCAAAAACGTGGAACAAGGTTGCCGACTACGGCAATCGGAACATCGTGTTTGACGCTTCTAAGGCAATTCGCCAAACACAGGCTGCGCTCAATCACCATGCCAACGACTACCTCAATGCATAAAGGATTTGGAAATGTCTGACCTGAATAGTGAAATCACAGAGTGGATTGCCATCGCTAAGGGCGATAAGTGTCCTCTCTGCAAGGGAACCGGCTCTATTCGGGGCGGACACGTCACTTGCCCTAAGTGTGGTGGAAAGAAAGTAGCCAAAGACGCTAACGAGTCACTTGCTACCGTTATGCGCCACGACCAAGACCACGACAACTGGCACAAGATGCACGGCGACGCACCTTGCACCTCAGAGGCAGATTGCGCTCAAAAGCGAGCCAAATACGCAGAGGTTCAGGCAGAGCAGGTCGCAAAGGGTGACGTGGATGGACACCCCTTTCACGGAAACCAATGGTCTAGCGGTGCTGGTGAAATCAACGACAAGAAAGACCAAATCCGTCGTTTGATTAGTTCAGGAACTCGCAAATCGCAAATCGCACAGCGAACCGCTAGGCGCATTTCCAACCTTCACGGCGACATTGCTGGCAAACTTGCCGACGCTGGAAAGTTGAACGAGGCGCAAGCACACCTAAAGGCTGCTGACGGCTGGGGCAAGTTGGCTCGCCCACCTATTGAGGGTGAGCCTAATGCGTGGGGTGAAATCGGTAAGCCTGAAACGAACCCCGTCAATATGTCCGACCACGCCCTCAACGACTTTGAGCCGTGGATGAACAAGTCTGCTGAAATCCTAAAGGGCGACGTTGTCGGACACGCATTTCACGGGAATCAATACACCGAAGCCCGAAAACTGAACGACACTCTAAAGATTGCTAACAACATGCACCTTCAGCACAGCGAGGGAGCCGACCCAGAGAGCGTGTCGGCAGAGCACGAAATTGCTGCTGCTTTGCACCGTGGTATGTCGTCGGATTTGCGTGGTTTGGCTCAACACGCCCTCGACACCGGACACCCCATAACCAGCAGTGCGCTACGTCACGCTGCTGAAATGCACACGACTGCGGCACAGGCTCACGAAGAGGCCGCCAAAGTAACTGACGAACAGGGCGTTGGACAACGGAGCGTTGACGCTGCGTTCCCTGCTGTTCGTGCCAGCCGTGAGGCAACTGAGGCAACTGACCAAGCCCTTAACATGGCACAGGACACGGGCGCAGCGCCAGTACCCCGTCTAAGTTTCTAAGGATTGGAAACCTATAAATGCCTGACTTGAATAGTGAAATCCAACAATGGGTTGATTTTGCCAAAGGCGACTTTGAGGGCCACCCTTTCCGTGGTAACCAGTACGCCACGGAATCAAAAAACCTTTATGATAAGGCAGACAACATTGAGTACGCCCACAATAAAGTTGTTGACGGATATGGTTTAACCAAAAAAGAACTTTTGGCTCGACGTTCAGCCAGCCGTGCTGACGACATACAAGCGCACGAGGCGGCTGTAAAAACGCACACGGAGGTCGCACAAGGTCACCGTGAACTTGCTGAAAAACTACGTGCTGAACAGCAACGCCTAACTAAGCCGGGTAGTAAGCGAGATGCTAAGCGTATTGGAAAAGTGGCTTCCATTCACGAATCAGCCGCTTGGTATCACGATAAGGCTGCTGAAATAAACAAACAAGCGGCAATATACGCCAAAAGCATTAAGCCTATTGACTATTCGGGAGACGGGTGGCAACGCTCCGACTTTGATGGTGATGCCAGCGACGCAACGGCAACTGCCAAATATGTATCCGAGCAAGCGCACAACGCAACACTCGCTTTGGGGAATATCACCAAGTCTTTTGGTTTCCAAGTAATGACTAAAACGGACAGTGAAATCCTAAAGGGCGACACACCCGGCCACGCATTTCACGGAAACCAATGGACTTCGTTAGGTGATAAGGCAGGCGCAATCCGTCAAGCCGACAAGTCATTGTCCTCACGTTCCACCCCAGAGGAACTGCGTCAGGTGGCTCAATGGCATCGTGACATTGCCAGTCAGCACCAGACCGCAGCACACCAGCACGAGGAAATGCCACACTTGACTAGTGCTAGTGAAATCGGTCAGGCTCGATACGATGCACTTCGCTCACACGCCGCTTCAGAAATGGGCAAGCACGATGCTGCGTCGTATCTGCACAACAAGGCGGCTGGTGAATTGGAACTTGCTGCCAAACTCAAAGAGGAACACTTGCCCAGCGGTTCATACGGCGTTCTTAGGACTGCCCAGCACACGGGCAAGCAAGCGTTCTCGGCTAGTTCAGCGGTGGAAAGCCACCCTGTAGGCGACCCAGAGTTTGCTGACCACGAAAAGGCGCAGATGGGTTCAGACCTTGCCGAACTGGGCAAGAGTGCTAAAACCATTACTGATTGGCGCAAGGAAAACAACTCACCCGGCGCACACCCCATTGAGGCAAAGCCAGCGTTCGTTCCTTACACGCCACCTGCCACCCCTGACGAGCCAATGCCTGCTGATACGTCGGGAACATCGGGAACTGACTACGGGCAGAGCGACGATTTCAGCAAGGCTATTGCCATTTGGAAAGCCAAGCAAGACCCCCGATACACAACTATCAACGTTTCACCAGACCACATGGAGGACTGGGGGCATCAGGGCTGGAACGGCGTTGATGAAAACGGCGTGGTGCGTGGCGCAAACGATTTGGATGAATCGTCAGAGGAACCCGGTCAGATGCCCATTATGGGCGTGGTGGAATAATGAGCCAAGAACTTGCCGTAGCCCTTTCCGGCTGTCTCGCAGACGTGACGGTTATGTATCACCGCACTCACGGGCATCACTGGAACGTTGTCGGCACGGACTTTCCGCAGTATCACCTAAAGTTTGAGGAAATCTACACAGACGTGTATGAATCAATCGACCCTCTTGCTGAAAACATCCGCAAGTTGGGTGTGTTTGTTCCGTTCCGCCTCAAAGACCTGTCGGCAATGGCTTCCACCCCCGACGACGCAGTAAGCGGTTATCACCACGAAACGTTGGTTGCCGACCTCGTTTCGGTTAACGCAGAGGTGCTTCGTAGCCTCAACGTGGCTTTCCAAATCGCTAGTAGTGAAAACCAGCAGGGTATCGCTAACTTCCTCGCAGACCGCATTGACAGCCACCAGAAATGGGCGTGGCAACTCAATGCCTCGCAACAAGGATAACTATGGAAAATCTTGACGCTGAAATCATTGCGTGGGTTGAGTTTGCTAAGGGCGGGCCGGGTTCTGGTGCGCAAGGTGGTCACCCCTTTGAGGGAAACCAATACACCAGTTCAACGGGCAAGCCCCTTTTGCCCAATGGTCATGATTTTCATCCCAATGGTCGCCCAATGCTAGACCGGACTAGAAGTTATGGTTCTGTTTCTAAAAAAACTTGGGGCGACCGAAACAACACGCCAGAGGCATTATCAGGGATTACAGCAAAAGACCACGCTTCAGATTGGAATCAAGTCAAAATGACGGACACCGCCGCCAAAATTATGGAAGCGGAAAGCCGTCACTTTGACGCTCACCCTTACGCCCCCATTGGCAAGCCCGACATGAGTGGTGACGAACGCTCGGCAGACGCTATTCCAAAGTGGCTGGTTCAGAGCGCAACCCCCAAAGACCTTGATGCCCTGACGGACAACAACTTTCACTCGTCAGTTCGCTACATTGAGAGCCAACGCCCCGACCTCGCTCAATAAAGGTTCCGCAACCATATTTCCAAAATCACGGTGTAGTATTTCACCGAATAGCCGAAAGGATTACCCCCTATGATTCGCACTAACAACGCAGAGCCAACAACCGTATCGTTCGTCCAAAAGGGCGACGACAAGAACGCATCAGCAATCGCCAAGTCGCAGATTGCTCGTTTGAGCCGTGACGAGGTTGTTGCTGCTGGTCAGGTGGAAACCGCTAACTACCACTTGGTCAAGGCAACTGAGGCACTGAAGTCTAGTGAAATCGCTTACTTCACGGCAGTTGAGAAGGCCGCTCCAAACGTGGCTGAACTGCGTAAGGCTTACAACAACGCTTTGGCTGGTCACCGTGACGCTGACAAGGCAGTCCGAACCGCTGGTGAAACCCTGAACCTTGCCAAGTCTGCCCTCGCTGGCGTTCTTGCTGTTGCTAAGGGTCAGATTGAGAACCGCTACGGACAAATGGTGGATGACGACTCCAGCGTTCCAAAGGCGAACGACACCACCAAGATTGACGACATTGTTGAGGTTCCGCCACGCATGATTATGAACGTAGACGGCGTTATGGTTCCCGACTTTTCACTAACGAAGCGAGCATTTTCGGCAGAGAAGCGTCAGGCTTTGGCTTCTGCTGGAAAGGCATTGCCAGACGGCTCTTTCCCAATTGAGAACAAGGGCGACCTTGCGAACGCTATTCAGGCGGTTGGTCGGGCAAAGAACCCAGCGCAAGTAAAGGCGCACATTATTACGCAAGCAAAGGCGTTGGGGGCGACGGACGCTATCCCAGAGAGTTGGACAGGAGCCGACAGCAGTATGACTAAGAGTATTGAACGACAAATCGCTAAGGGCGCAGTGCTTGTCCTTTGCCCATCGTGTATGTCGGGTGACGACAGTTCTTGCCCGATGTGTCAGGGTATGAACGACGGTATGGTTCCACAGTCGTGGGTCACCGGCAACGAGGACGGCGACTACGAGGACGACTCCAGCGCAGACGACAGCACCCCAATGGCTAAGGCGTTCAGCACCGAGAGCCTGCTTACCCGTGAGTTTGAGAAGTCGGCTGGTTTCCTGTCCTACATCGCTAAGGGTGGCCCCGGTTCGGGCGCACAGGACGGACACACGTTCAACGGCAATCAGTGGACGGGTGGTATAAAGGCTGGCGCAAACCTGATGCACGAGCGTGAGGGTTGGAAGAACACCATCAAGCGATACAACACCAACGCTGCCGAAATGCGCAAGGAAGCCGACAGTCACGTCAAGGCTGGCGACATTGCTTCCCGTGCTGGTGACCACCGCACCGCAGCCGACCACTACCGTGCCGCCGCCAAGTCCTACATGAAGGCTCAGGGAACACAAAAGGGCAATGAGATGGTTATGCGTCTCAAGGCTGATGAGGGTCACCCCGACGCTTCACACACCGAAGCCAACGCCTACCAAGAGAACGCTCGCACCCTGCGCACCCTTTCCGCTGGCGCATCAGCAAAGGCTGACGCTGAGGAACGTGCTTTGGCGCAGACCGCCTAGTTTCCAAACTAAGACAAGCCCCCTGTGCCTAGTGAAATAGGTATGGGGGGCTTTGTCTTTGGTAAGATGTTTGCGATGAACATTATCTACTTCTACTCAATGGGTATGCCGAGTGAAGGCTCAACGGGTCTTATCTCTATAAACAACGGAACCATTGCTGAAATCGCTGGCACGGCAAAAGTGTTTGTATCTGCCTATCGCAAGAGCAACCCTGCTGAAAGCGACCAGCAAGTATTTGATTACTTTTCCGACAACTGGACTGACGGCAATACTTTCACCTTGCCTATGCTTTTGACGGGCGATGAGGTCAAGGACTTTCTAGGTTTCTAATGGGGATTTCACCAAACCCGTAGTAAAGTAATGCCGATAAACCACTATGGAGTTCGGTATGACTAACGAAATTGCTATTCACAAGGCTGGGAACCCCCAAGCACTTCGTGACTGGTATAACGCTGGTGCTGATGGACAAATCAACTGGGGGCAACCCGGCGACTTTGAGGACTGCGTTGCTATTGCCGGTCAACACATTGACAACCCAGAGGGTTTTTGCCAACTTCGTCACATTGATGCCACTGGCGAGCCAGCAGGCAAGGCAAGTGGTGAAATCGCTAAGGCAGACGAGCCTGACTACACAAAGTTGATTTCTGACCGCAAGGGCGAGCCGGATGACCAAGACCTCTACAACAAGGTGATTTCAGAGGCAAAGAGCAAGTTTGACGTGTATCCGTCGGCTGTCGCTAACGGCTGGGTCGTTCAGGAATACAAGCGTCGTGGTGGAACGTATCACAAGCCCGTAGAAAAGGGCGATTTGCCGGGGCATGAGTTTCACGGCAATCAATACACGTCTGCTCTCAAGGGTGCTGGAATCGACCCCAAAGAAGCCGTCACGGACAAGACCGATATTCACGGCGTTCTAGACAAGATGACTAATGCTGAAATCGGCAAGGGCTACGGCTATCTGGGCGAGCGTGGCAACTACCTGCGTTCCAACGGCATTTCAGGTGCTGACCGTATCAAGTTGGCGGACAAGTTGATTCAGGCAACCGCTATCAAGAACGGGTGGAATCACCACGACTTAGCGACCTTTGTGGATAGCAAAAATGGCAGGCACTTTGGCGACGTAATGTTCGGTCAAAGCGAGGCTGGCGCACTTGAGGAAGGGCAACGCTTCCTAGACAGGGAAATCGTGGGTATGGGTCTAAAGAAGTCCGCCCCGTTCTCTGGCGACCTTCCAAATCAGCCCAACCCCCGAACTGCGACATATATCGCACAGGCAAAGGCTCTTTCAGCACAGGGCGACGGACTTCGCCGTTTGGAAAAGTGGCAAAGTGCCTCTTTTACGCACAGTGATGCTGCGGATGCGTATCGCAAGGCCGCACAGGGAGAAACTGGTGGAAACGCCGACATTCTCAATTCCCACGCTGACGCACAAGACCAACTTGCCAAGTATTGCTCTTTCCTAGACAACAACACAGAACAACACAGCCCTGCTGAAATGGCTAAGGCGAACGGGGCGGTTCCTGCCTACCCCGGAACGCAGTATCAGAACCCACCTTTTCAGCAAGGGGCGCAAGACTGGGGCTGGCTCGGTGAGGGGCAATCAACGCACACCCCCGAATACAACCCAAACCCCACGGGAACTGACCTCGTTCCCGACGACACAAGTGATTCGAGTGCTGAACCACACTCGGACTGGACTAGCGAGGATGCTCAATAATGGCAAGCGCAAACGATTTCACTAGAGACAGCCTTCTCGGCACAGAGGGCGTATATGCCGAGTTCTACAAAGGCGACTTTCATGGTCACGTCTTTCGTGGCAACCAGCACTCATCCGGCGGTATTGGACACTTTGACCCTTACAACGCCGTTTTCACCACCATTTGCGCCTCTGGGCATCAGAACACAGTCAAGGTGCCGCCAGCGTGGATTGGTCGCAACGCCGACGGCTCGTTCAATGGCTCTTTCACCTCTGGGGCAAGCCAAAAGAACGTCTGCGCTACTTGCTCACGCCCATTGGCAAACCGTTGGCGTTTGGTAAATGGTCGTCAGTTCTTGCCCAAGCCAACTCCGCCTACCTCTGTCGAGCAGTGGCTCGCCACCTCAACGCCCAAGTATGTCAAGTAATGGGTTCGTAGGTTTCACTAACACCGATATTGTTAGTCGCCAGCCGTCGTCAGAACACTTTGAGGGCAACCAGAACGACGGGTTCAACGTAGTTCGCTTTGCTGATGGCTCGTTCGGCATTGAGAAGTCAATGAAGGACTGGGTGGGCAACAAGACGGGGCGCAACTATCCTGCTGAACTACTAGCCGCCCAAGAATACTTAGCCGCCCGTGTAGGACAGGCTCTTGACGCACCCGTTCGTGACTGCCTTTTCACCTCAAAGAACGCCGACAGTGTGATTATGCCGTTCGTGGTTGGGCAGTCTGGCAAGGACTTAGGTGGAAAAGACGTTCCAAACGACCCACAAGGTATCCAACTACAAATCTTTGACCACTTTGTTGCTAACTCTGACCGCCGACCAAAGAACCTTATGTTCACCTCAAACGGCATTGTCGGCATTGACCACGCTCTCTGCAACTTCCGCCTTCGTCCCCCAAAGCCTGAACTGCTGGCAAGCCTATACAACGAGGGTGTGACATCTGACGACGTTCGTGCCATACAACCACTGCTGGAAACCACGAAGCCGTATTTCGCCCAATTACAAATGATGGACAAATACGAGAATATGCTGGCAAACCTCGCCAGTCTTGCTGCGGATTTACAAATCGTGGAACAGAGCGTAGTGAAAAAAGGTGACGTTTCAGGTCACGAGTTTCACGGAAACCAATTTGTCAAACTTGGGTCTACCGAAATAAAAGATTCCACCAAATACGCTTTTGAGGGTGGCGCACAGGCAAAGGCGATGGAAAAAGTCACGCTGGGTAATGGCGAAAAGGGCATTGTCAAGGTATTCCAAAATGACGGTTGGGGCGGCCCATCAGCAAAGCGTCAAGCGTGGAACGAAGCCCTTGCCGCAAAGGTTGGCAAAGCACTAGACATTCCAATTCGTGATGCCGTTCGCATTGACGGGCGACCAGATGCCATTCTGCAACCACACTTAGAAGGACAGTCGTGGCTTGATTTAGGTTCAGAAACACCAACTGCCAGCCCCAAAGACGTACCGGAGAAGTTTCGTCAGCAAATGGGCGAACTAGCCCTGTTTGACACGTTGATTTCTAACCCAGACCGTCATGGTGGAAACGTAATGGTCACCGGCATTGACCCCAAAGAACCGTTATTGCGTTCAGAAGCCGCCAAGATTTCTACCGCACGTCTTGTTGGCATTGACCATTCATCAGCATTCAACGATGAAAATTGGGCGCAACCACGTCAACTTGCTGCGGTGGCGAAGGAATGGAAGATATCACCAGACCGTCTTAGTGAAATGGGCAACGCACTTCACGATTTCCAAAATGACCCCACCCTTAGTTCCGGTGAAAAAGAATACGCCGACGCTATGGTGGCAACCTTTGACAAGGCATTTCCACAAACCATAAAGAAAGACGCTTTCACGCCACCGCAGGGTGTTCAAGACGCAGCCAAAAAGGCTTTGGAGTGGATGGCTGACGGCAAGGCTGGTTCCGGTTTCACCTCTGTCGGTCGCAAGCGAGCCTCTGACCTCGCTCGTGGGGCAAGCGTTTCAGAGGTGACTATCCGACGGATGAAGGCATACTTTGACCGCCACCAGCCAGACAAGAAATCACCTCACTGGGATGAGCCAAGCCCCGGCAAGGTGGCGTGGTATGCGTGGGGTGGCGACGCAGGCTATTCGTGGGCTAAGTCAGTGGTGGAAAGACTGAACAAGGTTCAAAAAGGCGATGTTCAAGGGCACGAGTTTCACGGGAACCAGTGGACAGAAACAGGAACCAGCGTTGGATACGGGAACAAGACGTATCACCACGCCGACCTAACCACGTCTGACGGAACGGTTTTACACGCAACTGCGATGCCACACGTCGATGGCGGAACATTTGCCGAAGTGTCTGGTGAAAAAAATGGATACACAATTAGGCATACGCAAACCGACGTTGGCGGTGGTCAGAGTTACTACCAAGTAACGGCTCACGACGCTAATGGAAATGTTGTGGGTCACCTTGACTATGCCGTAGCCGACGGCGAAAAGACCCCCCACATTCAAATGGTGGAAACCAGCCCAAGCGCACGGGGCAATGGCTTGGCAACCTCTATGTATCACGTCATGGCGGCGAACAACCCCGGCGCAACACCCGAACAAGGGATGCTCACCGATGACGGCTCTAAGTGGTGGAATAGCCCCCAAATGGCACAAGCCCGTTCTGAATCCAGTTCTTTTACGGAATACAAGCCAAACGTTTCCAAATCAGTTATCACCAAAGGCGACGACCCCGGACACCCGTTTCACGGCAATCAGTGGACTACGGGCGAGGCTGGTGTAAAAGACCTCTCGCAACACATTGACACGGTGGACATGAGCGACATTGAGGCATGGCGAAACCGCCGTAATGGTGGTGGAACCACAACTACTCGCACCCCATCTGCCCCAAAGCCAGCACCGGCTCCTCGTGCGCCTCGACCAGCAACAGCACCCAAGCCTCAACCTGCCCCCAAAGCCCCCCAAACGCCCTCTACAGCCGAGAAGGGCTTACCAGCAGGCTGGCACACCGTCAGCAAGGCAGACGGGCGTATAACGCTAAAGAGTGACGCAGGGAACTCGGCGGTATTTTCCACTAGAGGGTCGTGGAAACCATCCGACCCCGAAGCCCACACAATGCTTCAAACGATAGACAAGTATGCGACGGGCAAGACCATCAACTTCGCCCCGAAAGACATTACTAGGGGAACCTCAAACGCTCTGGGCTACGTCAGTTCCAAGAACCCGAACACCGTTGAGATTATGCCTAAGAGCCGTGTGGATGGTGCGTTAGAGCGCACAATGTCGAACTTCAAGACAGGTGGAAACTCGCCAATGGAACAGGCGTTGCGTGAGGCTCACGACCAATCTATTTCACCATCGGCGTTCGCCAACCAATTCGCTAGTTATACCTGCTTTGCCACCAAAGACAAGGCTCTAGAGGCAATCGTCACCCACGAACTCGGACACTCGGATTTCTTTAGTCGGGGTCTGTCTATGGACAGCGTATATAAGGGTCTGGCTAGTCTCGGCGGTCATCTCAATGAGGAACGTCTGTCAAGTGCTGAACGTCAGGGCTATCGGAACCAAATGGGTCGAAACTCTAGTTTCCGTATGCCCGACGGCACGCTGAAAGACCGTGCTGGCGCATTGGATTGGCTTATGAAAAACGGTGCTGGCGGTGCTGATTTGCAGGGAACCGCCGTCGCCTCGTGGATTGCCGAACGGGGTATGTCCGAATACGGAACCACGTCACTTGCGGATACCGTTGCTGAGGCGTATTGTGCATACCGTATGCCAGAACTGCCCAAGACCGACGCAGTGAACGCCCTCGCTAGCGCACTCGGCTGGACGCAGAAGGCCGTGTCTAGTGAAAACGCACCGACGGATTGGTCGGGTGGCGTTGGCTTTACCGACGGCTTTGACGGGCCGACAATGATTCTGGGAGACAAGGCATACGACTACGCCACAGGCGAGTGGTCAGAAGCCTTTGAGCCGAACCCCGAACTGGCGGACGATACCCCAAAAGGTGAAATAACAAAGGCGACTAAATGGTGGAGCCTTTGGAAAAAAGAAAAAGAAGCCGAAAAGTCTGGTGATGCTGACGAAGCGAGCCAAATCCACTATCAACTTTTGAACGCCGTTTATGACGACCAAGAGGTGAAAAAGGGCGACGTTCCGGGTCATGAATTTCACGGCAACCAGTACGAACAAGGCAACGGCATGGATGCCATTGAGGCGTGGCGTAATCGTAGGGCTGGTGAAAACATTACGACAACGCCAAAACCGCCCCGTGAATCGAAAGCCCCTAAAATTGTCGAACCGCCAAAGAGTTCGTTTGTCGGTCTAAAGTCGACAGAGGTTGCTGAAACCTTGACCAGACGGGAAAAGTGGGGCGGTGCGTTGAACAAAGGATTTGACACGGTGCGCCTCAAAGACGGCTCTATCGGTGTAGTGAAACACAACGAGACTGCCGAAAACGCCGACGCAGAGGTTCTACAAGCCCGTATCGGCAAGGCAATTGGAACACCTATCCGTGACGCAGCGTTCGTCGCCGGTAGCAACAAAGACACCATACACCCCTACATTGAGGGTCACACAACGATTACATCACCATACGCCGAACGTATGTCCGTAATGATGAGTGAAGGCATGGGGCAAATTAGGTGGCTGGATACTGTCACTGGAAATTACGACCGTAATCGTGGAAACATTATGGTTCAGAAAGACGGTAGCGTTCTGGGCATTGATGGTGGAAACGCTTTTCACGGAACGCCCTCGCCAGAAGATTTGTTCAAGGTCATACGAACGAGCAACATTGACCAAGCAACGGTGAGCCGGACGAACGACGCTATCAACGGTCTGCTGAAAATGAAAGACTTGACGGACAACCAAAAGAACATTGTTCTCAATGAGGTGTTGCCTTCGTGGAACGACTTTTGGAACAACGGCGGTTCTGAATACGTCAAGTCGGGAACCATACCGCCACAACCCCGATAATCACCTCTCATCAGGGGAAACAACTAAATACTTGACTTGGGCTTTCACCTTCGTGTAACCTTGTATAAACGCTTTCGGGCGTGACTACCCAAGAAAGGTGGTTGCTATGCAATCCATCAACGTAAGTAGAAGTTTGTATTCCCCGACCATTGGGGGCCGATGAGGTCGGTGGCTAGAGGGTTGCTTATAGCCCTCATAGCCATAATCACGGTCGCAGGACTGTTGAGCAACACGTCGCCAAAGGCGGATGCTGTTCAGCGCAAGACTGCGAGTATTCAGGCAACACGGGCATTTGTTATGTCCGTCGTTGTGACCCATCACGCCATCAAGGCAAAGCCAGTCGTGGTGAAGCCAGCAGTAGTGGCAGACCCCATGCCAGAGCGACACTTTACGGCTCACGTTTATGGTGAAGGCTATAACGTCGGCATACCCCTGTGGCAGACGTGGAACACAGACCCAACGGCATACGAGCCATCAGCAGACGACCCTATGCGGATACTGCCAAAGTCGGCTCAATACACCTTTGCCTGTATCCGATACGCCGAGAGCCGTAATCACCCCACGTCTGTGAACGTATCGTCGGGCGCAGAGGGTCTTTACCAGTTCTTGCCCTACATTTGGAAATACGGCGCAAACGCTCTTGGTATTCCTGTTTCTAGTGCCATTTACGCAACGCCAGAACAGCAGGCTGAGGTCGCTATTTGGTATTACAAGCGTGACGGTTTCAGCCCGTGGTCTAGCGACGGGTGTGAATAAGTATTCCGGTGTCTACTATTGCCCCTTAGATTTTTTGTAAGGTGGAAACATGACTACTGGCTTACTCAAAGGGAACTGCCTAGAACAACTGTTGCTGATACCAGACAACTCAGTTGATTCGGTCGTCACCGACCCACCATACGAATTAAACTTTATGAACAAAGGCTGGGATGCCAGCGGTATCGCCTACAACGTGGAAGTTTGGAAACAATGCTTCCGTGTGCTGAAACCCGGCGGACACCTTTTGGCGTTCGGTGGCACTCGCACCTATCACCGTATCGCCGTCGCCATTGAGGATGCAGGGTTTGAAATCCGTGATTCCATCCATTGGACATACGGTTCAGGCTTTCCGAAATCTATGAACATCAGCAAGGCGATAGACAAGGGCATGGGCGAGAACCGCCAGCGTCAACACCGTTTCGTGGAATGGATGCGCTCAACCGGACTAAATGCCAATCAAATAAATGAGGCAATAGGTAAATCTGATGTCGGTAGTCATTATCTTCGCTACGACCAACCGCAAATAGCCACCGCAGACCTGTTTGACTTACTTCGCCCATTGCTCCCCGAAGTTCCAGAGGAAATCGAGCGACTAGTGGCAGAGCGCACGGGCATCGAGTGGTTTGCCTACAAGAACCGTGAAGTGGTGGGAAGCGATACTAAGGCTCGAAGCACCACTGGCAAATCGGCGCTGCCTTCAGTCGGTGGTGAAACTGAATACCAAACATGGGACATCACCGCCCCTGCCACTGACGAAGCAAAGAAGTGGCAAGGCTGGGGAACTGCCCTAAAACCGTCGCACGAGCCTGTAGTTGTTGCTAGAAAGCCTGTTATTGGAACGGTGGCGAACAATGTTCTGACCTACGGCACGGGCGCACTGAACATCGACGGCACACGGGTTGGAAACGAAGTTCGCAAGAACAACATCAACGATTTCAGCAACCAACACGGCAACCAATGGGGAAACGGCGAACCTATTGCCAAGTTAGGTGAAAGCGAAGTTGTCGGTCGTTGGCCTGCGAACACCATCTTGACCCACTCGCCTGAGTGTGTCCAAATTGGAACCCGCACCAAACAAATGGCGACCAACACAGATTTCACTACGGAGAAGCAAGCCGACGGCTGGGGAACCAACCGTGCCATTACCACGCCGACGGAAATCCAAAGCGACGTGTGGGAGTGCGTTGAGGGCTGTCCTGTTCTTGACCTAGACGAGCAAAGCGGTATCCGACCCGGTGGCGTGTTCCCTGCGGTTCGTGGGCGTAGTGAAATCGGGGCGTTCGGCGCAGGCGGAACTCACAAAGACAAGCCAAATCAAGCACGCACAATGGGCGACAGTGGCGGTGCGTCACGCTATTTCACCAACACGGGCTACGACGACATTGACTTTCCCCCGTTTATCTACCAAGCCAAAGCCTCTACCCGTGAGCGCAACGCTGGACTAGGTGATTTGGAAACCAAGCAAACCGTTGGTGGCGGTGGTCTAACTGAGGCAGGCGACAAGTTCGGCTCCATCAAAGCCCCAGCAAAGAACTTTCACCCGACAGTAAAGCCCGTAAGCCTTATGCGTCATTTGGTTCGTCTGGTAACACCACAAGGCGGTCTGGTTCTTGACCCGTTCTTGGGAAGCGGAACGACAGCCGTTGCTGCGGTGCTGGAAAACTGCCAATGGGTCGGTTGCGAACTCACAGAGGACTATTGGGGCATCATTGAGGGGCGCACCGAATGGGCGCAAACGCAGGTGGAAACGCCTACGACCACGCAAGAGGCGTTGTTCTAATGTTGCTCAAAGGCGACTGTCTCGTCACGCTGAAATCCCTGCCCGACAACTCGGTCGACAGCATTGTGACCGACCCCCCATACGAACTTGGATTTATGGGGAAGTCGTGGGATAGCACGGGCATTGCTTACAACGTAGAGGTCTGGTTGGAATGCCTACGGGTGCTGAAACCGGGCGGTCACTTACTTGCCTTTGGCGGAACACGAACGTATCACCGCATAGCAGTTGCCATTGAGGACGCTGGATTTGAGATTAGAGACAGTATCCACTGGACATACGGCTCCGGCTTCCCGAAATCGCTGGACGTGAGCAAGGCGATAGACAAGGCGGCCGGAGCCGAGCGTGAAGTGGTGGGTCAAAACCGATACGCTGCTAGACGCCCGTCAGAAACGGCAAACTCCCCCGTTGGCTTCTCGGACAGTATGGGTGGCTCGGCAACAGCAAACATCACCGCCCCTGCCACCCCCGAAGCCCAACGCTGGCAAGGCTGGGGAACAGCCCTAAAGCCCAGCCACGAACCCATTGTCGTCGCTCGCAAGCCCCTAAGCGAAAAGACCGTCGCCAAGAACGTAGTGAAATGGGGAACGGGTGCGCTGAACATTGACGGCACACGGGTTGGAAACGAAGTTCGCAAGAACAACATCAACGATTTCAGCAACCAACACGGCAATAATTTCGGCAATGGCGCACCGATAGCCAAATTAGGTGAAAGCGAAGTTGTCGGTCGCTGGCCTGCCAACACAATTATCACCCACTCGCCCCTCTGCCGACAGGTAGGCACAAAGAGCGAAACCGTAGCCATAAACAAAATTGAGGAGTGGTCGGGTTTTGGTCAGGTGAAAAACCCCGACTACGAAAAGACAGAATCAAGCGTAGAAAGCACCATTTGGAACTGCGCCGAAGGCTGCCCAGCCAACCTTTTCCCAGAGAGCAAGTCGCCCAGTCCCTATGTTCAGCAAAGCAAAAGCGTGGGTTTGTACGGGGCAGAAAAACACCATGACCGTCTTTCCACACATCACGCCGACGGCGGTTCAGCCTCCCGTTTCTTTACCCAAACCGAATACGACGATGACATAGACTTTCCACCATTTATCTATCAGGCAAAGGCAAGCAAGGCAGACCGAAACGCTGGACTAGAAGGCATGGTGGAACGTCGCCCTGATGAACGCACAGAAACGGGTATGGGAACCTTTGCTGAAAAGGGTGTTGCCAAGCAGAGCAACTTCCATCCCACCGTCAAGCCCACGTCGCTTATGCGCCACCTAATCCGCCTTGTAACGCCTCCAAACGGTGTAGTGCTAGACCCGTTTCTCGGTTCTGGCACAACGGCTGTAGCCGCCATTTTGGAAAATTGCGAATGGGTGGGTAGTGAAATCACTCCCGATTATTGGCCCATCATTGATTCACGGGTGGAGTGGGCTAAAAAACAGCGTGACGAAAACACGCAGAATAGGTTGTTCTAATGCTTTTACAAGGTGATTGCCTTGAAACCCTAAAGACGTTGCCCGACAACAGTGTGGATAGCGTCGTCACAGACCCCCCGTATGAATTAAACTTTATGGGGAAATCTTGGGATGCCTCTGGTATCGCTTATAACGTCGCCGTTTGGCAAGAGTGTCTGCGTGTGCTGAAACCGGGCGGGCATTTGCTCGCTTTTGGTGGCACTAGGACATACCACCGTATTGCGGTAGCGATTGAGGATGCTGGCTTTGAGGTGCGAGACAGCATCCATTGGACTTATGGTTCGGGATTCCCGAAATCGTATAACGTCGCCAAAGGCATTGAGGGAACTCTGCTGAACGGGTCTGCGTCGTGGAACGACTTTCACAAACTCAATGGTGAAATCCGTGAGGTGCAGGGCGGAACAAACAATATGATTACCGCCAACGCCGAACAAGGTAATCGCCCAACCGATTATCAGTCGCACGGCTCGCTTGATTTGGAACCGACCACCGACGAGGCTAAGAAGTGGATGGGCTGGGGAACAGCACTCAAACCCTCACACGAACCAATCATTGTTGCCCGTAAGCCTTTAGAGGGAACGGTCGCTCGGAACGTTCTGGCGTGGGGAGTTGGTGGAATAAACATTGACGCAACACGAGTGGGAACCTCTGGCGAAAACTTTGACGACCTAAAGGGTCGCCCTATCGCAAAGTTATCCACTCGCCGTGATGGTGAAACCGACGAGGAATACAACGCACGAGTATTGGAAAGCCCCGAACAGCAAGAGGCCTTAGCCAAACTCAAAGAACTTGGTCGCTTCCCAGCCAACACTCTATTCACTCACGCCTCAGAGTGCCAAAAGGTCGGTGAGGATAGTGAAATCGTAGGCGGTGGCGCAAAGGCGAGTTCGGGATTTGTAAATGGCTACGAGGGCGACGGTTTTGTCGGACAGAACATCACCACAGAGGTCTGGGAGTGCGTAGACGGTTGCCCCGTCAAGTTGCTTGACGAGCAAAGCGGATTACGCACGGCTGGACATTGGACTAAGACGACGACCGCTGGTTTTGGTGAGTTCGGTGGTGGAAAATCCACATACGAGGGCGTAGGGCGCAAGAGCGAAAAGGGCGGTGCAAGCCGTTATTTCACCCAAACGCAGTATGACGACGAGGTTGATTTCCCACCGTTCGTCTATATGGCGAAAGCCAGCAAGAGCGACAAGAACGCTGGTCTGGGCAAGTTAGACGGTCGTGCTGTTCACCGCTACGGCGCAGGCGTTGGCGAGGGTAAAGACCCCGACGCACCTGCGGTGGAAAAGAACTTCCATCCAACGGTCAAGCCAGTAGCCCTGATGCAATACTTGATTAGACTGGTCACACCCTCTGGTGGAAAAGTCCTCGACCCTTTCTTGGGTTCAGGAACAACCGCTGTCGCTGCCATTTTGGAAGGTTGCGATTGGGTGGGCTGTGAACTAACCGCTGATTATTGGGCGATTATTGACGCTCGTGTCACATGGGCAAAGGACAAGGTAGGGGCAAGTGCCACACTCTTCTAGTAAAAAGCAAATCCGACGGGAAATCCGACGGGACAACGCCAAGAACCGTTGGGCTAACTGGCGTGACGAACTGTATTTCACTAGGCAGAAGCCTGAAAAGGTGACGTGGAAGTTTTGGAAAAATGGTAAGTAAGGCTGATTGTTCGCATAAGTGGCAAATCATTACGAACACAAAGACGTGGGTTCTTTGCTTTGCTTGTGGTTCTCGTTTCCCCGTTACGGCTAAGTATGACGGAACGGCGTGGATAGGTGAAATCCCAGAGGAATACAAGCGATAGCCGTGTCTGTCGTGGGCGACAATTTCACTAACCGTAGTGGCGACGATATCTGTCGCTACATCCAATGGCACTGGCGAGAGTTGGGCTATGGGCCGAGCCTGCGAGCGATAGCAACAGCATTCGGGATGAACTCAACCTCAACGTGTCTAGACGTAATACGCAATTTGGAAAAGCAGGGCAAGATTGTGCGAGGGCCGGGATTTCGTACCATTCGGGTCAAGGCGGGGTTTTCACCCGACATTTGCGAACACGATTGGCGTGTGAAAGACCCCGTGCCACAGAACGGCGAGGTGAAAGTCAAGTGCGTTCTCTGCCAGTTTGAGACAGCCAAAGAGTTTCACCCCGACCCCGAAAACCCGAAAACGTGGTTGCGCTTCGTTCAATAGCACAGGTTATCCACAGGGGTATGCTATGCTATGGGTAATAAACCACCGTTAGGAGTGACGTGGCAGAAACATTAGACCAGTTCATTGACCGTGTATGGCGTTCAGCATCAGAGGACGTTTATGAGGCGGGCGATATCGGACACCTCATTAGCCTCGTTCTGAGCCAGAAGCAAGACATTGAGCGTTTGACCGATGCGTTGGAAACGGCAGGCAAGCACATCCAGCACCTAGAGCGTGTGAGCCAACTGGAACCCTTTACGAACCTTGTTCAATACGCAGAGGAATCAGCAGTTGCGTAGATTGAGGTGGCAGACGATGCCAATGGGCGAGTTAGAGGCTCGCAGTGGCAACTACAAGTTTGTCATTTGGAACTATGCCGACCACACCGAGTTGCGTTTCTATCGCTACGACAGCGTTGGTGTTGGCATAGGCGTTCCGTTCTACGACTTCAGCGTTCAGGTTCGTAGCGAGCGTCGTGCCAAGCGACTTGCGAACTTGCTGAACCGTCAGTTTGCTAAGGCATAAAGACAAACGCCCCCAACCGAAGTCAGGGGCGTTCACCTCGCCGGACTACTTATCGGACTTCCCGTTTCTTAGGGCTAACCGCTTCGCTTCCAACTTCCCGACTTGCTTGACACCCCTACGAGTGCCACCGTCAAGGCTTGCTACACCACTTACGCAGTGCAACTTTCAGTCTGTTTTGTAATCGGATACTGCCTTACCACACCCCCAGCCCCCGACGACCACTTCCTCGTGGGGTCTTTACATCAGGCGACTGCGGTTACTACATAAACAACTATACAGGTGTTTAGTCACAATGTCAAGTTATCCCACAAAGTTTTTGAGAAACTTTGGAACCCCAATAAATACAAGGTGATTGAGGAATACTTGCATTTGTCACAGGCATACTGTATAGTGGTTAGGTAAGGAAATAACGGATAGAGAGAGGTAAATGATTATGAGTGCAGACCGCGTCTTTGACGAGTATGGCAACCCACGCTACGGCTACTGCCAGCACGGGGAAGCCAATGGTTTCTGTGACCGTGGCGGTTGCGACGAGTTCTGGGAACACAAGCGTGAGGCTGAAGCCCTTGCGAACAGGGCATACGAAGTCAAGTATGCGACCGACAAGCAGATTGGTTTCTTGCGTAGCCTTATCAAGCAGACCGAAATCAAGACGACGACCCTCGCTAGTGGCGACACCTCGTTGGCTCGCTACCTGCGTAATCGTCAGGACGTAGACCAGAACGAGCCTTACGTTCGCCTCGCATCGCTCGGCGCAACCGTTTGCTACTACAGCCTCGCTAAGTTCATTGAGCGTCGTGACGCACTTATGACCCGAATCAACAACGGTGAGCGTGTGCTGATGAGCGAGGTGAGTTGGGAAATCAAGACCCACCAGAATTTCCCTAAGAAGTCGGCTACCCCTACGGTTGCCGTCACCACGTCAAGCGTTGAGGAAGCCTCTGCCAAGCAGAAGGGCTTTATCAAGTCGCTGGTTGCCAAGAAGCAAATCACCGCCGACATTGAGGCACAGGTTGAGGGTGCGCTCGCAGACAAGCGTAAGGCAAGTGCGTTCATCAGCACCTTGCTCGCCTTGCCCGACAAAACGGCGGTAGGTGCTTGATACACGTCACACCTACCGAGTAAGGTAGGTAGGTGACCTCTCAACCTGTGTATCTAGGCGAAAAGCCCTATGGCGTATCACCTAGTCGGGTAAATCAGATTGAGACTTGCCCTCGCCAATACCAATACACGACTATTGAGCGACTACCAGAACGCAAGAAAATGGCGACGTATCGGGGAACGGTGTTCCACGCCATTTTGGAAGAGATGTTTCTGCGCACGGTTGAATCACCACAAGAGCGCACCATAGAACTGACTATGGACATTATGCGTGAGTTGTTGCCCGACCTGTTGAGCGACGAAATCTGCGCCGAAATGGAACTGGACACGGCTGGTCGTGCCTCGCTCGTCGCTGATTTAGCCAAATACATACGCACCTATTTCACGATGGAAAACCCCACAGAGGTCACCACAGAGGGAATCGAAATCCAAGTGGATACCGATATGGGCGGTTTCACCTTGCGTGGCATCCTTGACCGCCTAGACCGTGACCCTGACGGCTCGTTGGTTATCGTGGACTACAAGACCGGCAAAGTGCCACAAGACCGCTACAAGGCTTCGGCAACCCTGCCAGCCAAGATTTACGCCTACCTGTGCGAGAAGCACTTAGGTGAACGCCCGACCAAAATCCGCCTGCTCTACGTCCAGTTTGGAAAGACCCTCACTTTAGACGTGACAGACGACGACGTTATCTACGCTGAAAAGCGTGTCCGTGAGGCGTGGAACAAGATTGAGAACTGGTTTGAGGCTGGGTATTTCCCACCCATCAAGAACAATCTGTGCGAGAACTGGTGTTCATTCAAGAGCATCTGCCCCCTGTTCACTAAGGCTGACGAATACCCGTTTTAGCCCCCAATAGTTTCAACTATTGACAAATAAAAATAACCCTCTAGATTTCTAACCGTCAAGACCTATGCATTTTGCGTAGGCAAAGTCGATTAGGAATTTCGTGGCTCGCAAGTTAGTGAAACTCAGCATTAAGGAAACGTCGGGTGTTGACCACCCTGCGCACCTTACTGAAGGCTGGGTAATCATGAAGTCTGCCGACAACGATTCTGAACTGACCGCCGTTCTTGACGAACTGCGAAACTCTGGTGAAATCCCAGCCTCCGACATTGTTGCCAAGAGCGACGAAATCGACGTTGAGGTGGAACCAGAAATCGTCAACGAAACGCCCGTTGAAGGCGAATCTGCTGTACCAACCATTACGTCAAACGACGTAGTGAAATACCAAAGTCCACAGGAGGACACAATTATGAGCGACGCTACTGAAGTCGTTGTAATCCCCGGTGAGGCTACTGACGAAGAAATCATCAAGGCTATGCCCGCTGCTATCCGCAAGATGTTGGATGACAGCAAGGCTAACGCTGAGTTGGCTCTTCGTAAGGCTGCCGCTTCAGAGGCCGCCCTTGAGTCCGAGCGCAACGCTCGTGCTGACGAGGCCGCTGTTCTGAAGGCTGCTGAGTGGTCGCACCTTTCCATTGACCCAACGATTGTTGGCCCTGCGCTTCGTCGTCTCTCAGAGACGGATGGAACGCTGGCTGGTGAAATCGTCAAGGCTCTTGACAGCGCAAACTCGCTGTTGGAAGCCAACGTGGTCTTTACCGAAGTCGGAACTGACGCACACGTTCCCGCTGACGACGCTTTCTCAAAGATGGAATCGCTTGCTAAGGCCGCTGTTGCCTCTGGCACTGCCCCATCGTTCGAGTCGGCTCTGATGTCGGTCGCCCAGTCAAACCCTGACCTCTACACCGCTTACCTGAATGAGAAGGGTCGTTAATCATGGCTTTTGAACAGAATCCATACGCTCTCAAGATTTCGCTTGTCCCAGACGTGTCGGGTGTTTCCGCCGTTGCCGGTCAGCGTGTCGCAGTGGGCATTCCATTTACCGCACAGGTCTTGACCACGGGCAACACCCAGAACCCTCTGGTGTTCACCCCTGCCACCATCGCCTCTGCCTCTGGTCTTACGACGGGTACTTACACCCTGCCTACGACCGTCACCGCCACCGCCAACCCCATTTTGGTTGGTCAGGTTGTGAACGTTGAGGGTGCGCTGCCTTCTGGCTACAACGGTCAGTTGTACGTCACCGCAACTGGTGGTTCGGCTTCGGCTTGGACTTTCACTGCGAACCTTGCCACCACCGCTGCCGCTGGTACGCCTACCGCTACGAACGCTATCGTTCGTGTCGTGACGGCCGCCAACGAGTCGCTCAGCACCTCTGCCAGCGTCACGGCTTCTACGCAACGCCCAATCGGCATCTTGCAGAACCAGCCTTACGTTTGGTACGACGCTAACGGCAACATTGAAGGTATCTCGGAAGCAGAAGTCACCGTTTCGGGTGTCACAAAGATGGTCGCAGGCGGAACTATCCTGCCCGGACAGCCTTTGACCATTGACGCTTCGGGTCGTGCGACTGCCTACACCTTCCCAGCAACCGCCCCTTCGGCGGCGACCGCTGTATCAGCACAGTTCGTCATTGGAACCGCCCTTACGGCTGGTGTCTCTGGCGACCTTATCACCGTAGCGGCAGCGTTCCACAACGCTGCTCGTGGCGCATAGTCAGAAAGGACTACTGAAATATGCCACAGCCATCAGTTTCACAGGTTCACATTGACGCAATCTTGACCAACATCTCGGTTGCCTATTTGCAGAACACCAACAACTTCATTGCGGACACGGTTTTCCCTGTCATCCCAGTGGACAAGAAGTCGAACCTCTACTTCAAGTACACGAAGGACGACTGGTTCCGTGACGAAGCCCAGCGTCGTGCCGACGGAACTGCCTCAGCAGGTTCGGGCTACGGCTTGACCACCGACACCTACATGGCAGACGTTTTCGCCTTCCACAAGGACATCGGTGACCAGACCCGTGCCAACTCGGACAACCCCCTCAACCCCGACATGGAAGCGACCCAGTTCGTGACCCAGCGTTTGCTGCTCCGTCGTGAGGTTCAGTGGGCTAACGACTACTTTCAGGGTAACGTTTGGGGAACCACCATTCAGGGTGTAGCCGCTTCGGCAACGCCTACGACTGGTGTTTCCACCTACGTCTGGTCTGACTACGTTGGTGCGACCTCTTACAAGTCGAACCCCATCACCGACGTGGAAGTCGCTAAGGCTTACGTCTTGCAGACCACGGGCTACGAGCCGAACACGCTTGTTCTGGGCTACAAGGTTTTCCAAACCTTGAAGAACCACCCTCTGCTCGTTGACCGCTACAAGTACACGCAATCTGGCGCAATCGTCACTGAGGACTTGCTGGCGCAATTGTTCGGTGTTGACCGTGTCCTCGTTGCTAAGGCTGTAGTGAACGGCGCACAGGAGCAGGCTCAGACCACCGCTGGTGTTCTGCCTACCAACGTTTCCGCCACGAACTACCAGTTCACCGTAGGTAACAACTGCCTGCTCTGCTACACCGCCCCGAACCCCGGTCTGATGACCCCTTCGGCTGGCTACACGTTCATGTGGACGGGTGTATCGGGCGGTCTTGGAACCACCGTTGGTGTCTCACGCTTCCGTATGGAAGAGTTGAAGGCTGACCGTGTTGAGGGTGAAATCGCCTTCGACAACAAGGTCGTCGCCTCTGACTTGGGATACTTCTGGCAGAACATCATCTAAGGATGATTTCCGCCTAGCGGTTTCGCTAGTGAAATCCCCCTCAGCCTTCGGGTTGGGGGGGATTTTGCTTTGTTGAGTGTGCTACAGTAATCACCATGACAAAGAACTTTCGTGCCTTAGCATTTCTTGACTTTTACGGTCGCTCATCCATGAACGCTGGTGAAATCGGCACTTTCAACCCAGAGGATGACGGCTTCAAGGTGCTTATTGAGCGTGGTCTTATTGAGGTTCTGCCAGACACGGTGGAAACCGCACCAGTAAGCGAGCCTGAAACCGCCCCAACCGATGCTGAAGTCGTTGAGGAAGTAAAGGTCGTTCGCACTGCGAAGCAGACCGCCAAGAAAACTACTGCCAAAAAGGTTGCCCCAAAGGCGTAGTGAAATACCGTTGACGCTACGGCGCAATGATGTATGCTTTGCGTATGACACTACGGCAAGCGCAACAACTCGTTGTAAAGACCTCGTATTGTAGAGGTTTCACCTTTATTGATTCGCTTGATAAAGACGACTTGGCAGTATTCAATGAGTGGATAAAGGACAAGAAACCCGCTGGTTTTATCGCCCGTGTGGTGAAAGCGGACGGGCGTTTCCTACACGAAAAGACCATGAAGCGTCACCTTGACGGACAGTGCCACTGCCCTGATAAGACCAAGTTCAAGGGTGTCTATAATGTCTCTGCGTGATGCTGAAAAAGTCCTTCCGCAACGGCGGACGAACGCAATCCCCAAAGGCAACGAACTGCAAATCAAGTGGGATGGCAAAAAGGGCTTTATTGACGCACCGCCAATGGCAGGTGAACCAGATGAGGGCATTTGGGCAGAAGTTATTGCCGACTGGGGCTTAGACCCTAACCTTACTGAAATCGTAGAGGGTTCGGTTCACATCCGAGCGTGGGATACGAACGTAGGCGACGGTGAAATCCGTCGTATGAAGTATTACCGAGCGCAGATACGTTCTCGTGAGGTGACGGGCGATAGAGCCGACATAGAGGCTCTGTGCGCCCTTGTGAGCCGTTATAAGACACCAAAGAAGCGTATCCCTACCGGAACGGGAAATAGGGCGTTTTTAGCGGTCGTTAGTGACTGGCAGATGGGCAAAAACGAAGGGGGTGGCTCTGAGGTCACCACCGAGCGTATCTTGCTGGCTTTTGACGGTATTTTGTTCCGCCTGAAAGAACTAGTGAAATCGGGTCGCACCCCAAACATTATTTACATTGTGGGTCTGGGCGATTTAATTGAGCAATGTTCGGGACACTACGCAATGCAGGCGTGGAATACAGATTTAGACCGTCGCTCGCAGATGCGTGTTGTTCGTCGCCTGTTGCTGAAACTTATTGACTTGCTTGTTGATAACTTTGAGATTCCAATTGTTCTCGCAGCAGTACCGGGTAATCATGGTGAAAACCGCAACAGTTCAGGCAAGGCGTTCACGTCGTGGCTGGACAACGACGATTTGGCGGTCTTTGAGCAGTTAGGTGAAATCCTAAGCGCAAACCCTGAACGTTATGGGCAAGTAGTTGTTCCTGACTTTGACGAAATCCTGAACAGCGACGACCTCTCAATGACACTAGAAATCTCTGGCGTTCCCGTATCGTTTATTCACGGACACCAGTGCGCTAAAGGTGGAAAGTCGCAGGCGAAGTTAGAGGGCTGGCTTACGGGGCAAGTTATGGGGCGCACACCCGTATCGCAGTGCGCTATCTTGTTCGCCGGTCACCTTCACCACTTCATTTGTTCAGAGGAATCGGGTCGCACCGTATTCCAAAGCCCTGCTATGGACGGTGGCTCAAACTGGTTCACGTCAGGCACGGGCAAGAATAGCCCTGCTGGAATGATTACTATTGGCATTGGACTTGACTACGGTGTTCGTGGTTGGGGCGATTTGGAAATTATTTAGGAGCGTCATGGCAGATACAACTTTCACCACAAATAACGGTATTCGTATTCACGCCTACCACCCAGACAACGTAAATATCAACATTGACGACGCAAAGAACCAGTCGTTTGGTGGAAAAGTTGTTCGTGCTGGCTCTCTAGAGCAAGAGTTCCCCGAAGGTGGCGACCCACGTTTCCGTGCGGTTCTTGCTGAAATGTTGCGTATCCACATTTCCAAATCAAGCGACTACGGCACGGGCGATGACGTGTATGCGAACTACCGTGCTGCTGAAATCATTGGCGTTCCGGCGTGGAAGTCGTGCTTTGTTCGTGCTTTGGAAAAGGTGCAACGTCTGAACAATGCCTTTGGTGGAAAGAAACTCAACCACGAAAACATTGACGACAGCCTGCTTGACCTCGCTAACCAAATCGTTATCACGAAGGTTCTGTACGGCTCTAAGGGCTAGTGAAATAACGAAGTTGTAGCCTAAACTAAGGGCATGGCGTATCCCCTCCCGACAGCGGCTATTTCTGTTTCAGGTGAAGCAGTACCCACATACCTAACGGGTTCGCTGGCGAGTTCATACTCAACAGGGCAGACATTTACCCTTTCCACCACGACGACGTGGTTGGAAGTTGGAACAAACGGACAGATTACAGCGAACCCACTCGGAACGTCGGGCTTGTTTGTTGTGGTTGTTGATTTCGGTCTTTCCACAGAGGAACACATCCTTTGCTCGTCGCTAAACACCTCAACGGGCGTAGTCACGGTTTGGACAGACGGAACCTACAACGGTCGTGGCTGGGATGGAACGACTATTTCAGCACACTCGGCTGGCTCGTCAAGCAACCTCAACTGCTTTCCAATAGTCGGTGGAACCTACTTTGCTGGCTTGTCTAGCGTCATTTCCACGCTTTCCACCACTTACGCACCCTTGCTTTCGCCCAGCGTCACCGCCTCAGCGGCGAGTGCGGTTGGTTTGACGGTAAGGGGTGCGGTATCGCAAACTGGTGATTACTTTGACGTAAAAAACTCGGCAGGAACCATCCTCTACAGCATCAACTCGGCTGGTGCGGTCAACTTCAACGGTTTCACCATCAACACGAACGTTCTGACGGGTCTATCGTCGGTTTCGGCAACAGGCAACCAGACCATTATTCAGCCCGGAACCAACCTAGCCACCGTCACAAATGTTGCTACCGCATCGCCGTCGGCAGGCTCACTCACTTTCACCGCCAACAACAACTTCGTGGTCGGGCAAATCGTCACTACGTCGGGCATTGCCCCGTCGCAGTTCAACATTTCACTACTGACAGTTACGGCAGTTTCCTCAACGGGATTCTCTGTCGCCTCAAATGCTACGGGAACGTATGTTTCTGGTGGAACCGCAACGGCGTGGGCGAACGACTACGCCCTCACGGTGAAAAAGGCAACAGGCGGTATTTCGTTTCAGGCTGGTAACACTTCAAACATTATTAACGTCAATGACACAATCAACTCGTCTGGGTCTATGACCCTTGTGGGGGCAGGATTTGGTGGCTCTTTGGCAGTTCAGGGATACGGACAAGCGTATCCAACCATCAACTCTCAACTTCGTGGCAATAGCGGTCTATTTAGCGATTCATATGTCTCAACGCTTTACTCCAACGCAAACTATCGGCTGTTCCGTGTGGATGGCTGGGGTCGCCTTGCCTCTCTTGGTGATAATCGCCCAGCAACGGTTATCCCTGTTGCGCCGTCAAACATTACGAGTGTGTCGGGCAACGGCACAACTATTACCGTCAACACCAATAACCACTCTTTTTCGGCCGGTCAGTATGTAGTTATTTCGGGCATTACGACTACGACGGCATACAACGGCACTTACCAAATCACGGCAGTATCAACTGGGCAAATCTTTACAGTTAGTGGAACCGCAACAGGAACCGCTACGTTCGGAACTGCGTCCGTTGCCGTTTCTGCCGTTTCTGCCGGAAACCCAGCGACAAACTACGTCACATACACAACTTCTACCAACCACGGCTTGTGGATTGGTGCGACAGTCACCGTAGCAGGCATTACGGGTGCGACAGCATACAACAACTCAAACGCCGTTGTTCTTTCCATTCCATCACCAACAACCTTTGTCCTTTACAACACGGCAACGGGTGGCTCGCCGGTTTTCACCTCTGCGACCGTTTCTTACAACACGGCACTTGCCACCCCGTCAAACTCGGCTGGCAACACCACTAACCCGTCGGACACGTTCCAAGTTGTAGACATTTATCAGAACCCCCGATTTGGTATTTCCAATACGTCGACCGCACTCAACTCGCCTGTCTGGGCGGTCAATGCGTATAGTGGAAAGATAATCAACGTCGCCAACGGCTCGGCAACAGGCGACGCTGTGAACTACGGGCAACTTTCCACCTTTGCTGGTGCGACCTCTATTGCTACCGTCGGCACAGTCACCAGCGGAACGTGGAACGCCACGCCCATTTCCAATACTTACCTTGCTAACTCGTCGGTAACTATTGGCACAACAAGTATTTCACTAGGCACGACCGCCACAAGTATTTCTAGTCTCGTCGCCCCGTCGGCAGCATTGTTCGCACCAAACATTTCTGTTCCAAACTTTTATGTAAATCCGGGTGGCTACCCATCAGCAATTACTTGGTACACGTATGGAACCACTAACGCCCAATACCTCATCCCCGTCGCGAGTGCAACCGGCACATTGACCCTGCCAAACGGCACGGACACCCTTGCTGGAATATCGCTGTCGCAAACCTTGACGAACAAGACCATCTCTGGCTCGTCAAACACCCTTTCCAATATCGCCCCAAGTTCCTTGACCGCAAGTGCCGTGACCGTCGGTTCCACCAGCATTGGTTTAGGTGCGACCGCCACAACGGTGGCAGGTCTGACCTTGACCTCGCCAACTGCCAATAACGCCATTATTTCCACCACCGCATCAGGGTCAATACCCCTTGTCATTCGTGGTGTGGTTGCCCAAACCGCTGACCTTGAAGAGTGGCAAAACAGCGCATCAACCGTTTTGGCAAAAATTGACGCTGGTGGAAACCTTGTAGCGCAAAGCATTACGCCGTCGGGAATTGGAACCGCCACCGCATCAACTCGCTATGTTGGCGGAACAAACAACGGTTACCCGACGGTAGGAACATTTACGGTCGGTGATTTCATTGTCGACCACAGCGCAACCATTTGGGTATGTTCGTCTAGTTCGGTCACTTACGCCCTTACCGCAGCGGTTTCAGGTAGTTCCACCATCACCTACACGACAAGTGCGACTTCCGTGCCAAAGGTGGGCGACTACATCACGGTAACGGGTTTTTCACCAACTGCGTTCAACGTCACGGGCTTGGCAGTTATCTCGTCAAACTTTGGCGCAAAGCAGTTCTCGGTTGGCGCATCAGCGTCAGGTCTTACCGCCACAGGCACAGGCACGGGTATCACCAACGGGTACTGGTCGCCAACGGAAAGCCAATCCGTAACCACACGTTCCAGCGGTTCGGCAACGGCGCAACTTGGAGAACTCACGCTCTTTTCACCATCAGCGACCGCCAACCTGACCTTGACTATGCCAGCGAACCCCGTTGCTGGCTCTCAATACAGCGTTATCAACAACAACGCCACCTACTCCGTGAAACTGTCTGGCGCACTTTCACTACAGGGTGTCACAACCACCTTGTATTCTGTTGACCCCGGTGAGGCTTATGGGTTCGTGTATGACGGAACGAACTACTGGTACAACACTTGGACTACTGACATCACCAACCTTGTCGGTATCCTGCCTACAACAAACGGTGGAACGGGTCTAAACGGCTTTACGGCGGCTAACAACGCCCTGTATTCCACCTCTGCCTCTGTCTTGACCGCAGGCACTCTGCCTATCGTCGCTGGTGGAACGGGTGCTACAAGCGCATCTGGGGTGCTTACAAACATTGGTGCTTCACCAGCCACAGGCTCGTCGTCTATCTCAACCGTCGGAACCATCACCTCTGGTGTCTGGCAAGGAACGGCGATTTCCAATACATACATCGCCAACCCCTCTGTGACCGTCGGCTCTACCACGATTTCACTAGGCTCAACGGCGACCGCCATTACGGGTCTTACCCTGTCGGGCACGGCGAACACGTTTAGTGGAATCCCTGCGAGTGCGCTCTCTGCGTCGGCAGTCACTATTGGCACGACAACCATTGGACTGGGCGCAACTTCCACCACAGTCAACGGGTTGACGATTGCTGGTGCGACGGCGACCAACCCTGCCGGTAGTTACCCCGGATTTATTGTGTTCTCTAGCGGCCCAACGGGATTTACCCAAATTACAGGGACTACGGCGACGGGAAATAACTACCTTACGTTGCCTAACATTTCGGGTAGCGACACACTTGTAGCGGTTTCAGTCGCACAAACCCTTACCAACAAGACCCTTACCTCGCCAACTGCCACAAACGCCGTGATAAACACCACAGCGACAGGCACGGTTCCTTTGACTATCAACGGAATTGCCTCGCAAACTGCCGACTATTTGGACATCAAGAACTCGGCTGGCACAATCCTTTTCAGCATCAGTTCGGCTGGTTTGGTATCGGCAACGAACTACATTCAGGGCGCACAGGGAATCACCGTAAATACGTCAT